GGGTTATAACCTTTCACAGCATATAAATAACATTGATCTTTAGTCCTGGGAAAACTACAGCATAAACCATCCATTACTAATCTTTTCATTACCCTGTTGCATGTGTTTATCGGGTTGCTGTTGTCTTTGAACACCAGTTGACATAGCTGATTCCTTGAACATATTTTGAACTTTTTCAGATATTGCAGAATCATTTGATCCCTTTGAATCTTGGTTACCATTGTTATCCTTCCTTTTAAATGGATTTAATAATCGTTTGCATTGTTGATAGGTCATATGAGGGACTTGAACTATATTCATGTTGCCATCCAACAAAATCGCTCGACCTTCAATCCCTCCTAACTTTTCAGCTCCTTCTACATCTAAAATATTTAAACTGTTTGCACTATCAACAGTTGAAAAACAAAGTCTTACTCCTAAGTTTGCTTTTATATCGGGTGGTATTGTGGTCCTTGCATCCGCTCTTTGCGTACATACAATTAAATGAATGTTCACATATCCAGCTTTACGCACAATCATTTTAATACTTTCCTGTATGTCATGAATTTTAGAATAGTCTGCATATTCATCGATTAATAAGAATATTGGTTTAAATAAGGTATATTTATCAGGTCTTTGTTTCTTTACTCCCTTTGCATCAATACATTCTTTTAATTCAGGAGTTTTTAACCATTTTCGTCTATCCTCATATTCATCTTTCACATGTTCCAAAACCATTCTCGTTTCCATTTCATCCTCTGCAAATTCTACATTTGGCAAGTTTTCAAATGGATAAAAGTCAGTGATTTTAGAGGAGCAAATAAACAATTTAATTTTACCCTTATTCTGAAAATAAAGAGTGGTTAACATGTAATAAACAAAGGTTGTTTTACCCATTCTTGTACGACCGCCATTCAGCATATGGCAGGATGCTCCATCCATAAAATCAATTGTTTGCATGCCGTAAGCAGACAAGAAACTAACTTTTAAAGTATTTTTATTCATCATATTTACTTTAAATTTAACCCTTGATAAATCCGTTTTACCAAAAAGAATTTCCACTTTCTTTCCTTCCTGTTTACTCACTTTTACATCAAGCGCAGCAACAGCCATTTTTAAATTAGGAAGGATTTCTAGGAGTTTATCCAGGTCTTTCTTAGGAGGAAGAAAGAGAATGCACTTAAGTGTGTATTCTCCCTCACCCACATATAGAATTTTCGTTTTCTCGAATCCTGTATAAAGCAAAACATCATAAATGGCTTTAACGGTCTGTTGCATCCAAACACCTCCTACATAAAACAGTATCATCAAACACATTTTTAAATAGCTGCTTCTTTGGATATTCTTCACAGCATTCATCACAATAGCCTAACAGGTCATAAACTTTATGATAGCAAACGGTACAGTATTTACCATTGATTTCAGGGAAAGGAGAATCTAAGGTGATCAATACAGATAAAGGAAAATGCCGTCCACAATCAGAACAAAGGTGTTTTTCTACAAAATGTCTGTGTAGGAATTCATCTACTAAAGCCATGCGATCACCACGCTTATTCCTTTAAATAACCAAGTGAGAAAAGGGAAGGGGTGAGTATAGAAAAAGGTATAACATACTATATCCATAATCCACAACACAAGTCCATAACCCACACAGCTAACAGTGAAATAGATGGGGTCAAAACCCTTTTCTTTGTCGGCGTCCTCCACTACATCAATGGGTTTGTTATTCAGTTTTACTAACATATTAACAACCTCCTTTGTTGTAATATATGAGTTAATATGGTATGAAATGCAAGTACAAATTAAAAAGAACTAGCTTTTGCTAGTCCTTTGTTAAGACGTTCTTTTGTCCAAAGACGTCTTATCAACCTGTTGAAACTTGCACCCATGAGTAAGTATCTGCAGATGATTTCATACAAATATAGGTTTTATCGGCTACACCTGTTGCACCTTGAACAATGATAGTTCTATTCCTATCAAAAGCCGTAGCACTAGGTAAAGCTGTATAATACGTTTCGCCTATATTCTTTTCCCTAATAACTTTTGTTAAAGTAGTGCATTCAGAAAGACTGATTGGAACTGCCCCTGCATTGGCTGTATTATCAACGATATTATTAACTAAAGTTAAAATATCATATCCTCCATCTCTTACACGCACTGGACTCGTTCCGCTTGAAGAAAGGTTGGCTATATGATTGCCTCTTATAGTAATATTTTTGTAAGGATTAGCGTCACCTGCTACTCTTGTATCTAAATAAACACCTGCACCAAAAGTAGTAGCTCCATATTTAATGATGTTTCCTTCAATATCTACATTATCTACGCCCTGTGCATAAATACCTTGACCATTTGAAGTAATGCGATTTTTAGTTATGACGCTATCGTGTAATTTAGATATTTTCATACCGTGGGAAAGAATGTTAGATAGCCAGTTTTCTTCAATGATAAAATCGTACAAATCGGAATTTACTTCATCCATTTTTATTCCGTAGTCACAACCATAAACTTTATTAGCAATAAAGCTAACATTTTTATAAGCAACATCATTGATTTTCAAACCTGATACCGTATTAGATTTTGTACTTGATGCTTTTACTGTGTTACCGTTTATTTCAAAATTGTTACCTCTTGCCCATAAACCACCACCAGCAAACGATTTCCCAACGTTTACAACAGTATTATTTATCATTTTTACTTGTTCACATGATCCGTGAGCATCAAAAGCTACCAACTGTGGGTCTGTTGCATAATTATGAAAATATCCAATATCAGTATTCAAATATGCACTAGCTCCAGCAGCTATTCCGTGTTTACATTTGTAATAGGTTCCATTGTTAACACGAATGTTATGCCCTGATACAACTGCGCCATAACCAAATGAAAGGCTATTATCTAAAAACTCGGTACATGTTTGGTTAGTAATGCGAATATTAAAACCGTTTGCGTTTACTCCCCAAAATTGCTGTCCACCACCAATGAAGTTACAATCATTCAATGTAAATCCATTGACATGTTGAAGCCATATTCCAGCTTGGAAACCATTGTTTACCAATTGAAAATTCAAGTTGTTAATTTTCAAGTTATTTATAGGTCTGTAAATAGATACTGTTACACTATCGGTTGAAATAGATAAACTATTTTCAATTTCGTCATCAAGTGTTAATTGAGTTGAAGAAACCACCTTCACATATCGGTATGAACCCAATTTATAAACACTGTTTAGAGCGTTTGATTTCGTTGTTTTAACAACAACCATATCACCAACTTGAACTCCTGAAATGTCGGTACTGTTAAAGGTTAAAGTGGTATTTCCTTGTGTAATATCAACAGTTGGAACAATATTATTTTTAATTTGATTGACAGTATCTTTCAAAACTGTAAATTGTAAAGGATCACCACTTGCCCCATTTGCATTAACTGAAATATTTGATATTAATGTAGAACCGTTTCCCTCTATTGTTAGATTATTAATACTGATTGGTAACGTTAATAACCCAACTGTATATTGTTTATTTGGTGGAAATATAAGTCGACCGTTACTTCCAATTCCATTTAAAGCACGTTGAATTAACCCAGTATCATCCGTTTCTGAACTTTGACGACTAAAGCTGGAAATAAGTAATGTTTGAGACGTAATTTGGGTCAAAGATACAGCATTGCTTTTCGCTAAATCATCTACTTCATTAATGACATTTACAAACGTATCCTTTGCAGTAGTGTGAAGGGTTGTCATATCCCCGACTAATGAATTATAAATGTTTTGTAAAAGGGTGCTGATTTCTCCATCACTTTTCATTGCTTCTAATTTATTATCAACAGCCTGTGTTAAACCATCATTCATTGTCCATTGATAAACTGTGTTCCAGTCTCTCACAACATCATTGGACAGTTTACCCAAAGCATTTAGCTTTTGAATAATTTGATTTATTTTATCTCTTTCATCAGCGTTTTGGTCAACAATTAAATCCTGGTATTTTCGAATCATCATGGGATATAATTTGTTGAATGTTTGGAGTCCTAAATCTGTCATATGAATGTCACAACTCCTTTAGATAATGTGTATTTTTTATTATTAAAATCATATACGGTTAATACATGATTGTAAGAACCTTTTAACCCATTTGTATCCATTGAACTTAGGATAATATCGATTTCATTTAGATTAATATTTCCACTCGTTTTATAAATAGGTATAGGTGTGTTGATCACCCATATAAACGTATAATTTGATAACATTAATTTGTTGCCGTTTTGATCAAAATTTCTGAAAACAATGGTATAATCATCACCGTTTTGAATGGTAAAATTTTGGCTATCAATTGACATTTAAATCCCTCCCTTTACAAATATCGTATTATCTCTTCTTCCCTCCAAAACAATCTGTTTGTCTGAGTAGATGACAACAGGTGGAGGAACAACCACAGGTGGTGGTGTTACCACAGGTGGAGGTGTGACAATAGGTGGAGGAACAACCACAGGTGGTGGTGCTACCACAGGTGGAGGAATAATCACAGGTGGAGGCGGTGGCGGTGGTGGCTGCACCACTGCATCAGGGTTACTCCAATCCAATGTATTAAACCACGTTTGCGCCTGTGTTCCCCTGTTAAATTGATTTGTGTTTTGTGGTCTTTCATAATCATTCAAGAAAGCCATAGCCAAATTGTATGGACTATCTATGCTTTGGGTGAAATCTTTGAATGACATGGGAAAAGAAGTGGTTGAAATCCATTGTTGTTTATTGGTAACTTCCCATAAGATACGGTTTAATTCACCGTTAATATGATCATTTGCGTATCCGTTCGCATTTGCCCAACTAAAATATTTGCTGTTTGGAGTCCATTGCACTAAACCAAATCCATTGGTTGAACTAGATGAATTTAAACTTTCATAAATTCCAAAGTTAATTCCTGATTCAGTTTGCATATTTCCCAACATGGCAGCTATGGCATTTGGTGTCCATCCTTTTCTAATAAAGAATGTGGCGATATATTGAGCGTTCACATTCATTTGAGTAGTTGTTAAATAGGCATTCGAATCATAAAGAACCATTCCTTTTACACCTCCTTACTGAACATTCATTTTCTTGAAAAGTTCATATGCTGTCGTTCTGATTACTTGATTATCAAAGCGTAAAATTCCATTCATGAAAGAACCTACCAACTTTCTCAGGTGATAATTATTTTTCCAACCCTTCATAAACATGACATTTTCCTTCAGGTCATCGGTAGTCAAAGCATATTGATTTTTAGTTGTGGAATCATGGTCTAAAGACAGATACATAATTCCTTGTTTTAAATCCACCCATATTCCCATAGTTAAACCCTTGTACACAATAGAGAAAACAAATTTTGATTCCTTTGAGCGTTTCTCAATAAATACATTTGAATCATTTGTGAATTCATTATCTAAAGACATATCGCCATAGTTTGTACCATCTATTAACTTACCAAATTTTGTTTTTCTTCTCGCTTCAGAAAAATCAACAGAATCAGGTATTTCAACAACAATACTTTCATTGCTGTTAAACCGTTTGTTAATGTCGGGTACAAGGTCGAAGTAAAGGAAATATGGATTTACTATAGAAACGGCATTGCTCAATGCAATGGTTCTGCAATTTTCTCTATCACGAAAAACTGTATCCATGAGATTTAGCAGCGCTTCAACCTCGTTTGGTAGATAACTAGAGTTGTCCTTTTCTCTTAAAAATTCATCAAAGATAATGTGACTAACATTCGGGTATGCATTTGATTTTTCAGATTGCCAAGTGGAAAGAGGGATTGCCCATCCTGCTAATTTACCATTCACATAAAATTCACGACCTTTGACTTTGAATTCAGTTTCGGGAAATTCATCTTTGATGTTATCAAAATAGTTACCTACCTTTTTTAGTTCGGGTTTGTACCTTCTAAGGTAGATGAATTGTTCACCATATTTCAAGAAACGCTTTATAGGGTGAACTTTCCAGGCGTAACTTTTTCCAATTCCCCTTGCTCCAATAACAAAGTTTAGAATTCTGTTGTATGATAATAATTTTTGCGGGTTATAATAAAGGCTTTTATCCATTCTTTCCACTTCTCCTATCTGTCTATTTTGGAACGATTATCGTTTGTCCTGGATATATTTTATTAGGGTTTGCAATGTTAGGATTTAAGATTAATAAGTTTTGAACCGTAGTAGTAAAAATGCTTGCAATCTTTGTTAAGGTTTGACCGTCTTGAACTTTGTAGCTTTGTGTTTTAGAAGGAACACCATTCTTTACATCTATTAAATTCTGTCCATTGTTTCCATCAATCCAGCCAGCATTCCCATTATCATCTAAAATGATTTCATGCCAATCAGGGTCAAGGTGTCCAATAACATTGTACAATTCACCTACATATCCATTTTTGATGATTAGTGATGAATGATCAGGTTGTTGTCGAATATCCGTTTTGGCTATTACTTGCACAGTGGTTAGAAATGGCGACGTTCCGTCAGGATTGTCTACGAATGTAGACAAAGTCGAATTGTTCCATCCGCCACAATCGTCATTTTCAATTTGATCTAAATCTAAATTCAAACCATATTGATTGATGTCATTCTTATATTGGAAAAGATTTAATCCTTTTGCATGCTGCCCACTTGACCAAGCATAAGTCTGCCAAAAATAATCAGCTAGTCCTTTAGATTGCAATAATTGAATGACTTCGAATTTTCCATAAACTCCAATCTTATAAGAAGTTAAAGTATTTCTTAACCCCTGGAAATAATTCAAGATGGCAGCAAAATCTTTCACTTGAGCATCAAAATCTACTGTAAAATAAATGGCTGTTCCTTCAGGTTGTCCAAGACTTTTAGCCAATTGATAGGCTTGGTTTGCATCGGATACACCTTGACTATTGGTAAAATAAGAGTTTTGCGTTGCCCCACTTTCAAAGATGGAAATGAGATTCAGCCCACTTGATTTAATGGCAATGACTTCACCTGATGTTAAGCCTTTCCAGGCTTGAGTAGGGAGGTATCTCCCTACATGAGTTATTCCATTTTGTACCAATATTCCACATGAAACATTATTTAGTTGAGTTGCACAATCAATCATATTCATTTTCTTAACCTCCAATCTGTTTGTTTAAATCCGTTTGCGTGACTATTGGTGTTGTTGGTATTGGTGTTTGTGTTGGTTGTGTTTCTTCTATATTAATAGCACCTTGATCAGGTGGAATTTTTGGTGGCTCCGTCTCCGCAGGAGTTAATTGCGGAGCAATTGAAGGAGAATTCTTTACGGTCGCTTTTTGGTGATTCTTCCAGATTCCCCAAAGCGTAACCATATACCCTGCACCGATTAAAATACCATTCACCAATTCACCTTGCATGTGTTCAGATACAGCATTCCCTGTGATGGCTTCATAAAGTAAAACCCCAGACATAACAAGTGATGGAACAAGAGTCTTTAGTTCAGTTTGACTAATCATTTTTCATTCCTCCTTATTTATGAAAAAATGCAAGAATCATAGAAACCATTGAAATACCAATTCCTATCCATGCAATCATTAACGTTTTTGATTGTTTATGTTGTTCTTCTAAAGTGTCAATTCTGTCATTAACAGCCGTAAACATTAAATTTGTTTCTGCTCTAGGCACATAAGGCTGTGTTTTAATATCTTGTTTAATCTCAATCAATAATTCTTTGATGTTAGTTAAATCTGCCTCTACTTTCGCCATCCTTTTTTCGTTTTCTACACTGTCCATAATCCACCGACTTTACTATTTAGTTTTATTTTTTCTCTCTATTTCCATCCCGTCGTTCCGTAGGATTCTGTACGGAGTACAGAAAGACGAAACTCCTTTTTACACTGTTTTGTTATTTCCACCCATGAACAGCATCACACAACCACAATGCTATTAAATTATTTCTTTTTGTTCCAGTTGTTGGTGGTCCGATAACTCCACCACCTCCTCCTGTTGAGGAAGTGCCTGACCAATTCAATGTTGCATAGGCTATCTGTGCATATGATCTTCTAGAATCTAGTCCAGCAACCGCAGGATTTGGTCTTTCATAACAATTCATAAAGGCTTCCGTTAAATATTCAACGCTTGCATCTGTAGCATTTTGTCTGTATTGAGCAAATGTCATATTCCCGTATGCACTTTTGTTTATCCATTGAATATTATTCGTAACCTCATAATCGATTCTAGCAAGCTGTGAATCTCCTGAAGTATAGTCTAAACCATTGGCAGACGCCCAATCTGTAAACTTTGTCATGGGAGTCCATTGCACTAAACCGTATCCCCTGGAAGGGGAATCACCATAACCCAATTCGTGCATAGCAGGGTTCAATGATGATTCGTGACACATATTTCCAATTAAACTAGCTAATGATTCTTTTGTCCAATCTGTACCCAAGAAGTGATTAACCACTAATTGTGCGTTACTCATCATTTGGTCTTGACTAAGGAACGTATCGTTTATGGCTATCCATCCCATTTAAAAAACTCCTTAAATTGTAGTGCCTGTATTCTTGAAGTAGTTATCCATATTGTGAAGCGTACCACCTGCAATCAACGTAATCATATTGGCTTCATCATTTTGATTCCAATAGCAATCTTTTACGGTTACTTTGGCGCCTGATGCAATGGTCATTCTTCCCATCATGAGACATCCGCTAAAGATAACTCCCGTTTGATTAGCACCGACTATACTCGCTTGTGTGGAATCTGCATTGCTTGATACTAAATTACAATGATCAAATACAAGATATACACCATTGGAAGAACTTGCATTATCGGCTATGTTGACAATAACTGCACCTGATGCGTAAATATAGCAACCTACGAAAGTACAATCATCTGCTTCATAAGCGATAACACCATTTGTTGTATTCAAGTCAATAATACAGTTTGTGAATTTAATAGCGAGAACGGTATTTAACCGAACACCAACTTGGGCTTGACCAATAAATCCACCAATAAAACTGTTTCCTTCAGGTCGATAATTCGGACCCCCATAACTTGCTTGGTCAACCCATAAGCCATAAGAACCATCGGCAGTCGTATCAAAGCTACATGCTGTAAATGTATTGTTTACAGATTGTCCAGTAATGGAACATGCGTTATTTTTAATATGTTCCGTCCAACATGCATCGAATACACATTGCCAGGCTTCCGATATATGGAATCCATCACTACAATAGGAAACTCCCACATTATCAAACTTGTAACCAAATACGCTGGTATTTACTGTTGAAACGGCTGTTAGGGTGCTTCTATCTTTCATACCAAGATATAACCCAGTTAAACTCATAGAAGCATTTCCACGTATGCGCAAATCTTTAACGTGCGCACTTCTCATATCCAATTCAGAATTATAAATGGGGTCACGGGCTGTTATATATAAAACCGTATTAGCAGGAACGGAAGCGCCAATCGTTGAATTACCCGTCCAAGTATTTCCAATGAATAACTCCCCATGATTCCCCTGGATACTATGATTTTGAGGAAGAATTAAAGGACTTGAGATTAAATACCTTTTTGCTGAAAAAGCTGTGATCTGTGCAGCATTCATGCAATTTTGAATGGCTGTTGTATCATCGGTAATGCCGTCGCCTTTAGCTCCATATTGTTCAGGAGTAGCATAATACAATAAAGCATTAACCGTATTAATGGTGTTGGTCATTTCTGTTTCAAGCGTTGTTTTATTGGTTGCGATTTCTGCTTCCATATCGGTTTTGTTTTGGGTGACAGTTGCTTGTAAAGCTGTCATTTGTGTTCCTAGGTCTGTAATAGCATTTCCGATGATGGTTGCAAGTGACCCGTCTTGTAGCATACTATCAATCTTTGAATCGATGGAAGCGTCCAAACCGTCAGCCATTACCCAGTCCATGACTTGATTCCATTGGTCTAATACGTCATTGGATAGTTTACCGATTTGGTTAAGGGTAATGATGATTTTGTTTACTTTTTCCAGTAAAGTCATACCTTCATCGAATGCTGTTGGTAAGTATCGCTGAAAGGTTTGAACCTGCAAAGGATTGATTAGTTGATTGATTACATTAGGTTGACTTGCCATTCATTTCACTCCTTTATAATTTTTGTTAAGACGTTCTTTTGTCCAAAGACTTAACATCAAAATGTTATTCCCACACCTTAAACACTACAATTGTTAAGTGCGCTGTAATAGAACTAGCTGTTGTATTTTGTAAATTAACCTTCAATGAACCATTATTAGCTGTACCAAAAGTAGGATATATTCCTAATACATTCACTTGTCCTACCTCTTGTACATATACTTGAACCATATCCTCATCTTTACATGGTGCATAGTTATTACCAGAATAAAGAGTAAGAGTAGACAATTGAGTGGTACTAGCAGGAATCGTAACTGTTTGAGTGAATTTTAATCCTCTAGTCATACCTGATATACGGTTAATTCCATCGGTATTTCTTCTTAAACCAGTTAACAAATATTCACCATTGGTTAAATTATTGGTTGACGGTGTATAGTTTCCAATGGAAACAATTTCACCTGTTCCTGTTTTACTAAATAACTTACCGTTTGAAGCATTACCAATAAAGGCATTACTCAGAATAGATGTAAGAGTGTCATTACCTTCATTGGTATATCCGTTCGTTAGTTCTGACGTATTACCCACTAAAATAGCCGCATTTCCTGCACTAAGTTGAGTAGATGTTAAAGTACAGTTATTTCCTCTTACTTGTAATGCAATATGTGTTGAATTAGCCGCAAGGGTTTGGAGATCAATACATCCTCCAACATTAGCCTCAAAGTAGTTGTTACTAATTTCAGAAGTCCAACAACCCATTAATTTAATAGGCAATCCCGAAAAATTCTCCATAACATTATTAAGAATACGTAAGTTATAATTCATAAATCCAGAAGTATCTGTTGTATTACATATTCCATTTTGACGGTTTTCCATTAAACAATGTTCAATGGTGGAATCATACACTTGTTTTGTAGTAAATGCCCAACCGTTACCTCCAACAATATGTTCTTGTGTAAAACGTAAAGATTGGAAAATGTAGTTATTAGCTTCTGCCACTGTGTCCCAATTGTAATACTCGTTAAATGAGGAGTGAATGCGAATAAAGTTATTACAATTCCAAACAATCGCTCCTGCTCCTGCTGTACTCACAAAACGGAATCCTTTGATAACTATATCGCCTACATTTTGTGCAGGAGCATCAAAAACATATCCTGCATCATTTTTAATGATTCCCCCGCCATCACTAATTAAATACAATACCCTTCGATTACCTAAGTCTGCCGCCTTGTTAATGACGATTGAACCTAGTCCGGTAATATCGTACATCCTATTGATTCTTACAATAGAATTATTTGTAACAGCATCCGCTATTGCTGATTGTAATTTTTGAACTGCATTTCCTGTATAGCTTTCTGGGCTAATTATATTGCCTGTTATATTTCCGATTTGTGTTGTCTTTTGGGCCAATTGTACCGTATTTGCTGCAATGTTCGTTGTATTCGTTGTCACTTGTGATTCAATCGAATTAATCGCATGGACGATTGTATCTTTTTGATTTGTTGTTAAAGTGGTTAAGTCTCCGATTTCAGCAACAATGGTGCTAATGATGGTGTTAAATTCACCTTTGGCGAGCATATCCTCTAGTTTGTTATTAATACCTGTTGTCAATCCATCATTCATAGCCCATTGATAGACGGTATTCCAATCTTTCACCACATCATTTGATAATTTTCCAACCTGATTCAAGTAATCAATAATGCTGTTGATTTTTGACATAACATCTTGATTCTGATCATTTAGTAATTCATTGTATTGATGTATCCTCATAGGGTAAAGAGGGTTAAAGCTAGTAAGGTTTAAATCTGACAAGAGCGCACCTCCTAATATACCAACATAAATAATTGATTCATTTCTTTAAAAATTTGTTTCTCAATTCTTAGGAAAGTTTCCCTGTATTCTTGCAGCATCTTGGAATAACTTTGATCACCAATTTTCCCTTCATGATGGACTCTATCGGTTTTTGTTTCATTATTCGTTTGATTGGCTGTGTTGGTTACATCACTTGTATCTGTTGAACTAGCTGTGTTTGTTCCTGAAGAAGTTTTACTATTATTAGCTGTTTCCTCTTCAATGTTATTAGCGTATTCAATAACTCCTTGACCATTATTGGCAGTTATTCCAAGTCGTTGGTCAGGTGTATCAGATTCAAGTTTTCTTTGAAAATCATTTTCGGTTAAACTGCCATTTGTTTTTTGGACGTTGCTGCCTGATGAACTTCCCTTTGTTTCGGATGTACCATTCATCGTCTGATTGTTTGTCCCATTCTTTGTCAAATCCGTTTTGGTATTTGCAAATGGGTCAAACGTTAGTAATTCTGATTTGAATAGATTGTTCCAATAACCCATGTTAATTCTTAGATAGTTTTCTAAGTGGAATTTCCAAAGTTCCTCGGTTTCAAATCCGATTTCTCGCATGAAAAAGTTTCTTATAAAATCTGTTTCAAAGTCTTTCCGTTTGGTTTCATCATAGAAAGAATAATCAAAGTCAAATATTTTACCTCTTGCTAATTCAATTTTGTCTCTTAAGTTGGAAGCACCGTCAAGAGCGTACAAATCAACAATTTCTTTTAAAGTGATTGTATAAGTACTCATTGACTAACACCTCCTGAAACATCAATATTACTAGCAAACTGGTCAACTATCTCATGTCTTATTTTTACCGATACATCTAATTCAGGGTACAATTCGTTAATCCTGTCGCAAGCTTCTTCTCGTGATTTCAAGAAAACATTTGCACTTGCTTGGATTTGTTCATCATTGGAATCTGCTTCACTTGTAATCATTCTTTCTCGTTTTTCTAAGTTAGCGTTATTAATTCCTAAGAAAGTCATAACTTCATTCCAAACAGCATTTTTCTGTGTGTTGAGTTTGTCCACTACAAAAGGTGCATCCGTCTTGAATACCTGTATATTATCGCTTGCTAATGCTTCATTTGTCACAATAACAGGTGAATTCCCATCTATTTGATTATATAAATTCATCAAGGAAAGACGGTTCAAGTCATTCGCTATTATGTGAATAGGTGTCTTTTGTGCATTTTGGTTAATTCGAATAATCTCTTTTAATTCTGCTAAATCTTGGGCAAACATTTGTAAGGATGGCAGCGTTCCAAAATGCATATCATTATTCCAAATAACAATACCTGTCTTTTTTAGTTCGTCCCCTGTTGGAATCATATCTTTATAGTTAAAAAGATTGAAAGTATCTTGATAAGCAGGAGTATTGACATGAAATTTAGTGGGAAGCAAATAATGATCAATCATCCCACTAACAGCACCCTGGACAGCAACGTATCCCAAAGTAGGGCTTTTATAAAAACCAACATATCCGTATTGATGTAAACTCATTTCCAAATATCTTGGGTCTACACTTGGTGGTAAACCTTCCCATTCAAATAACTGATAGGCTAAAGCTGTGAGATATTGATAGTAATGAGTAAAGTAATTCATATCTCGCATGCCTGCCACGTCATTAGCTGTTTTGTAAGAATTTTTGTTTCGATTTCTAGCCATCTTATAACACCCCATTCGACAAAGTATAATTTCCAATGTCATCAACATGCCATAAGGTGATGCCATTATCGAAACACGCTTTTAAATCTTCTAAATCATCATTATTAATACTTGCTCTGATGACACACCCTTCAGTCTGAACATAATTCCAAGATGCTCTAGTATGGAAGTTTGGTATCTTCACATCATTCAACTTGTACCCATACATGTTGAAATAGTCGGTCAGCTTTTGGATGTATTCAGGTTTGATTTGTTTCTTAATGACATAAAGACCGTTATACCCATTTCCAAAATCATAAGAAGTATTGCTTCCCATCTTCATTAATTGAGGTGGGGTATTGTTAATATCTTCTTGTTTGGCATTGATGCCAGCAATAGCTAATTGTGTTTGCTTTGCTCCACCTAAAGCACCAATAGAAGAACCAACAGCACCAGCAGGATTTTTACTTGCAATAGAAGCAATTGCCCCCAGTGTATTTCCTGCCAATTGTGTTCCACCTGACCACAAAATTTGTTGTTTTTGATTGGCGATGGTGTTTCTATGACCTTGCAAGAATGCTCCTAAGTTATCGTCAAGGATAGCAACATCATTTGGGTTATTGTTAATTAAGGCTGTTTCATCATTTACATTCGAGCTATAGGTCATATTTGGGTCTTTGTTGTAAGCCTGGATTCCGTAGGTAGTTTTATTGGAAGTTCCCAAGCTACCTTTAACAGTTAAAGTTAAATTCGTATCTTCAATATATTCATTTCTAAATGTTGAGCGACTTCCCTTGAAATCATCCAACATTAAAACGCAGTATGGATACATCATTAATTTAGATTCTGTTACGGTGTTATAACCTAAATACTTTGCACCTGCAAAATAGCTTAATTGATCAAAACTCCAAACACTTTGAACATATAAACATTGGTAAGTTTTTGAATCGCTAGCAGTAAATGAAACGGGAATAATTTCATTGTTATTGTTGTTAAATGTAATACTGTTTGCATCGGATGTAATACCAATACCTGTATGATCCGTTACATAAATACTGACTACATTATTAATGGCATTATCTGATAAATACAAACCTCTTAAAAACTCACTAGGTTTAGTGACCGGAACATTTGCTTGCTGTGATAGATTCACAACAGGAACCGTGTCATTTGTTTGAAAAGGAATCAAATAATAACTTAATGGTTGTGGTGTTCCAATGACTGTTGGAATAATCGACTTTGCTGGAAAGGTTACTCCAATTCCTACTGTTGCATCCTGGGCATGAATCGTAGATTTAGCAACAACCACCAACCACTTCCAACCATTGTTAGGTTGAATGTTGTTAATATAAACCGTTTCATATTCACTACCATAATTCAGGTCTTCAGGAACGGTATTGATTACAGGTGAACCGTCTGTATTCCATAATGGGCAATGTTCTCTGGCGACAAAAGAAGGTTTGAAATTCATATCAAACATCCAGGTTTGAAGGACATCGATCTCAAAATGAATGCGAGTTAAACCATTATTAACGTATTCAATCTCAGTAACAAAACCATAGAAAACTTTAGCATAATCAGCATTTTGAAAACTTATATAATTTACATTCCATAATTGATCAACAGACATTTTAACTCTCAAAATAGCGCCTTTTCCTTCAGCTCTTTGAAAGTTATCTTGTGTAAAACTTGCAACATGTGTTTGACTTGCAAACCAATTCAATTGGTCTGAGAGGGAATCAAACCACCTCGTATGCTTGTAGTCACTGTTAAAGGGAATACCTGAATATAAAGCTATATTCGTTCCCGACAATGGTACACTAGCCATTCCAAAACCTCCCGTCGTTCCGTAGGATTCTGTACGAAGTACAGAAAGACGAAATCTTTTCTTTTTATAGAAGAAAAGCTATCTAACAGATTGCTAGATAGCCTATTCAATTATTATATTTTAAACCCCAATAGTAACAATAGATTGTCCAACAACGTTAGGTGCAGCAGGTTCGATATAGTTCCATTTTAATGTTGCGCCATCTGCAATGTTTGTTCCAGTTCCAGTAGGAGCAGTACTTGCAGAGGTACCAGCAACAACAGCACGATAAACATTTCCATTAGCTGTGACTTCATCACCTAAGTTGTAAGCGTGAGTAGCAGCCCAAGCAGCAGCCGAAATGTCTGTACCTGTGCCAGTAGAAGTAGCCGTAACAAGCAATTCGCCTGTTTGAGCTGAACCGATGGTTAAGTTTCCATTTGCATCAATAGCAGTTCCTGAAGCTACGGAAGTGGTAGCAGTAGAACCAGCAACACTCCAAGTAATCGGATGAGTAAGCGTATCTGTTTGGTGAACATAAGCTGTAAACTCATAAGTAGAACCTGCTGCTAGTTGGATGATAGCAGGAGATACGATAACCTGTGTTACTGCTGGAACGGTACCTGTTACAAAAGCGACAGCATTTGCAAACCTACTAGCTGACATAATTTGCCAGACGTGGTAGAAGTAATTCCAGTACAAACCCTTTGGATTCCGTACTGTTTCAAGCTTTTGCAGCTTGTCATAAACCATGAAAAACTCTTTATCGACAAGGACAGCTTTTAAACCTGTACTAGCGAAACCGTCTATAACAGTTACATTTCCAAGAAAATCAGTTCTTGACATATTGAATGCCTTAGCAAGAACGTCAACGTCAATTTCTGCTTCAGTATCAGCATCAATTAATAGGTGCATATCTTCCATAGCAGAACGTTGTCTAACAGCAAGGCTGTTGAAATCTCTTGATCCATTTGGCAATGTCATTTTGCGAACTGTAGAACGTACAGCCTTAACAAATGCAGTAGCTGATGTAGCGTCAACAGGTGCGCTAACAGGAACGACTTTGAAAAAGCCTTTTGCATAGTAGTTGTCAACTACTAGTTTCATGTATTCATATTCGTCAACTTCAGCGCTGTTGTAAATGGCATTAATAATAGAAGATAAGAAATTATCAAATGCTTGAGCATTTACAAAAGCAAGAGAAAGTTGCTCATCAGAAATAGATTGAGTATAAACCCCTTGACGGTTCATGTCATGGAACAATGTTTTAACATTTGGAATCGTCCGTTTGAACAAAGTTGTTTCAGCATCGGACGGATTGTACTTTTGTTCAGTAGTGATGTCAGTGAAAATTTCTTCAATAGAACGACCTTGAGGGAGTTGTCCTTTTTTGAATTTCTTCAAAGGGTTTTCTAAAGATGCTTGTTTGACAACAACTAAACCGATACGGTCAACTAAAGCCGTAACGAAAGCGTTTTGAACTGTTTGCGACATTTGGAGGGCTGCTCCAAAATTAGCAACATCCTGAGCTGATGCTAGGTTAGCAAATTGTGAGAAAGTTGATGGGTTAGAGTTGATAATGGCATTGATAATATCATAAGAGTTAGAAACTCCAAGATAATTTTGCACATCTTGAATGGTGATTCTAGACATTAAGTCGCCTTCTTTCTATTATATGTTTTATTTTCCTTCCGTCATTCCGTTAGGATTCTGTACGAAGTACAGAAAGACGAAAGTTACTTTCCTTCAAGACTTTCGATAGTGATAGATTTAGAGAATTCCTTTGCTTCATCTTTCTTAGGTTCAGTTGTGACAACTCCTGTTTGACGGAATAACTTGCTGTTTGCAATAACTAAATCAGCATTATCTTTTGAAAGTTTGTCCTTTTCATTGGAAAGAACCTCAAAGGATGTGGTGTATTCTGTATAATTATCACGCAAGTTTTGAAGAATCTCAGTTCTCCTGGCTGCTTCCAATTCAGGTGTTAATAATTCAGATAATAAACCTTCATGATCTTCTCTATTTAATGGCATGTAAATAAACCCTCACTTTCTATGAATTAACTTATATACTAATTGTAACAAAATAATCCAAAATATGATAGAATTAACTTGACATTTGATTAAAAACATGATCTTTTTTGCCGAATTGTAACGAAAAAGTAAGTCAAGTTTAAAGATACGGTAATCTATTAAATAATTTGTAAAACTTTTTTAGGAATATGGTAGACAAAGGTAATAATAGATGATAGAATAGGAAATGTAGTAAAGAGTTACCAAATAAACCAAAAGAAAGCAGGGATTTAGAAATGGCAAGTAGAAAAATGATGCAGCGTGAGGTAACAACCACTTTTGTAAAGGTGGCAATGATTGAGGTAGTAGACGGTGAACCTAAAATGAAAACTCTTCCTGAAGAAGAGCTAGTGGGTAATGTTTCAATGGAAGTAGCTCAACGCCAGCTTAACAAAAAATATGGACAACCTGTTACAATCTTAGAAGTATTTGCAGATACAAAAGTATATGAAATGGCTTTAGAGGATTTCATCCAGCACGCAAGTGTGAAAGAAGAGCAACTAACAATAGAGGAAGTCTGAGAGGACGTTCAATACCTCATTGATGACATTGGATATTTAATATTAAGTAAAAATTGGTAATTCGGAAGTCCGGGAAAAACTTCCTTATTATATAGCTGTAAATTGAATCCCATCCCTTTGGGTTAAAAGGAAAAGGTTAAGGAGTCCCCGAAGCAACTTAACCAAAACAAAACTAAACTATTAAAAGGTGGAAAATAAAATGACAAACCAAAATGAAATCGCAAACGTAGAAGTACAAGCTGAATTAGTAGTAAGAGAAAATGATCGCTATTCTGTAATTCAAGATGCTGAAGGAAAATTCAAACGCAAAGCCAAATACAATCACTTTTCTTCAATCAAAGCTGAATCTCGTGCCGATAAAATTTGGATGATGAATCTTTTGGAAGGTACAGAGGAATCAGGTCAAGGGTTAAAAGATCATGTTGGAAAACACATTGAAGTAGCTGACATTATCACTCGTCCTTATGATCGAATCAATGAAGAAACAGGTGCTGAAGAATATGGTGTATTGACTTACCTAATCACACCTGACAAGCAAGCTTATGTCACTTCTTCAAAATCTGTATACTTCACCATCATTCATATCATGGAATTGTTTGGCACTCCAAACGATGCAGATTGGGAAAACATCACAATCAAAGTGTTAACCGAAAAAGGAACAAACGGAAACATCATCAAAATCAAACTAGTGTAACTGGAGGTTGTGACAGATGCCAGCAACAGCAAAAGGTGTCTATCATAATCTGAGGGAAAGTAAATACGTGGTTTCTAATTCAGAGATCACGTTTTATTTTTCCTCAAAATTTTACCTAAATAAATTTATGATAGAATACCCAGACCACAGAGAAACATTTCAAAAGAGAATGGAAAACTTATTAAAAGATTCCCCTTTCAATGTGAATACTCTAGCAGACATTAAACTATATAAAGATATTGAGAAAAGAGGATTCTTT